CAACGTGGGCCACACACATCATCTATGGGTTCACCATTAAAACCTTTCGGTTCTAAATAAAAATACTTCATTTTTACGTTTTTGACAAGTACCTCTTGTTTATCTACTGTAAAACCCATATATTCTACCCATCTTAATGTCTTTTTTTGTTCAGCAGTAGCAAAATTACACAAGAATTTGTAATGACTTGCTACATATTCAAATACTCTTTTTTGATTTTTAAGATAATGCCAAGACTTAAAAGGTTCATCAGTAGATAACCACCAAGCGGCGGCTTTTTCTGGTGTTTTATAATATGGACAACAACCAAACATTGCTACTACATTATGATTCTTATCGTAAACTGAAAAAGTAAATGTATTAGGTCTGTTTGCACGAAACGGATAGAGCAATGACCATAACGGATCACGACCTGTAACAGCTAATTCATATTTATCTAGTTGTCTTAGTTTAGGTGCAAGTTCAAAACAATCATCTGGGATTGCTATGTCCATATACATTATCTATATAACCTAGCAAAAGCATCATCTACTCTTTTAACAAAAGATTCATCTCTTTCTCTTGGATCAAAATATCTTGGATCTTTCATCATAGACCTTACATCTTCTAATGATAATTTATTAACAGGTTCTGTCTGTACAGATGATTCAATATTTTGACGTTGCATTGCCATTATTCTTTCTATAACTTCTATACCTTCTGCCGTTTGACCAAGTGTGCCTGAAATAAGATCAGATTGGTCTGGTGAAAAAGCTGTTGACACAAAACTATCTATTGCATCTAATCTTGCGTTTGCGTTTTCTCCAAGTTTTTGTACTTCTGCATCATAATCAGGAACAGAATTTAAAAAATTATCTACATATTTATTTACACCATCTTCATACATTTCTTGTGTATAGGCATTTTCAGAACAATGTTTATTCCACCAATCAAACATTGGATTTTCTACTACCATTGTTTCTGTAACACCATCAGGTAATGGTGGAAGAGTGTATTCTTCGGGTGCTTCACCTATAGCTTCTTCAGATAATTCGTTAATAATTTCATCTCTAAGTTCATCTTTTTTTCCTCCAACAAACTTTTCTAACTCAGTATATCCTTTCTCTAATTCTTCTTGTGAATTAAATTTACCTAGGATAGGGGGTTCTGTATAATCTTTTTCTTCAGATGTTTCACGTGGAACATTTTGCTCTTCTACAATAGGTTGTGTTTCTTCAGCTTTAGGTTCTGCTTGTGGTTCTGTTTTTTCAGCTTGTGTATTTTCATTTTCATCTGACATCTTTTTTCTCCTGTACTATTCGTTGACTTCTGCCTTTATTGACACGCCGTTGTATTAACCCAACTATATATCGTTGTCCTTCTAAGTGTCTTAATGCAGAGTCTGATATTTCTGAACCTGCAACGGACTCAATAGTAATTTGTTTTAGATATCTTAGTATTTCTTGTGCATTTTCTTGTTTAAATACACTTTCAAAAAGAGTATTCAACAGTTGTTCCTGTTGTGTATCTCGTTCAAAGTTATCTAATCCCAATATACGATTAGGCTTTGTTTGTTTCATACTAGATTTATATACATTAATTTATAAGAAATCAACTATAGACTTTTTGAGTTGCTTCAAGAACATCTTTTGGTGCCATTCCTGCCTGTTGTCCTGTCTGCATTATTTGTCCTATTTGTTGAGCAGCTTCTTGCATTTCTTCATCTGATCTAATTAATTCTTCAGGAACTCCAAGTTTTTTAGCTACAAACTTAGCTAATTCTTGTTGTTTTATAAGTACATTAGATAACTGTGGGCCAAGTCTTGCTTGTAATAAAGCAACAAATCTATCTATAGTTGCAATATCTTGTTGATTCTGTGCTTGTGCTAGTGGGGATGATGATTTAACTTTTATTTCTCTACCATTTATTACAGGTATTTTAATTCTGCCTTGTTTTTTTAATATATAAACAACTCTTTGAAGTACAGGTGTTACTAATTCTGCTTGTAATCTACCAAACGCCGCACCTATTTGACGAGAAAGGTCAGCCATTCTTTCTGCTACTTCTGTAGCTGACATAGGGGTTTTTTCATTTGGTGTTCCTAACATATCATTATACAATGCTTTTTTAATATTTGTTCTCATATCTTTTACTACTAAATCAGATACTTGAAAATTACCTGCAGGTTGTACAGGTGTTAGACCACTACTACCAACTGCTTTTGGTATAATTGTTCCGGGAATAAGTTGTATATTATCAACATTTATAACACCATCATCTTCTACTTGATACATACCAGAAATGGCCATTTGTGCATTTTCAAGTATTAGTTCAATAACCAAGTTTGCTGTTTTAATTGCGGGTAAAGCTAGTTGTAGTGGGCCTCTACCATATACTTCTCCTGCACATTTACTCCATCTATATACAATAAATGGATTTGATCCAACACCCTTAAATGTATCTTCAAATAATTCAGCTTGATACATTTCAGAAATTACACAAAATTTATATATTTCGTTTTTTGTATCATCATAATCTCTATAAACAACTTCAATGACTTTACAATCTTTCTCTGGATTGTTCATCATATCTTCTTTCATACGTTCAGGTAATACTGCTTTTGGATAAGCAACAAGTAATTGTTTATGTTTTATTAATCTTTCTCTAAATACGTGATCAATTTTATCATCATAACCTGCATCTAATAATACTTGTGGTAATGGAATAGATTTAAATCTAACAGGTTGAATAGCATCACCTTCTTCAACAAGCAATACTCCTGTGCCTACAGCACAATCTAAAAAAGTTTCGTGTACTTCTTGAGAAAAATTAGAGTTTTGTAATACTTCAAAAACATACTCTGTTACAGTATCTAATACCTCATTAACATCTTTTTGATCTTCTTTAGGTATTTCAGAACCTGCAACAAAGTCTGCCCATCTTGCATAGTTTGGCACTATACCAGACTGTAAACGAGATGCAAATTCTTGTACTCCAACTACAGCAGTTTCATCAAATATTCTTTCACTTCTTCTTTTTGCTATACTTTCTGAATAAAACGATTCTCTTTGTGGAAGAGCATATTCATAACAATCTTCAAACACAGGATTCCATTGATCCTTAATTGCTTTAGCTTTTCTATATCTAGCCAATACTTGATTAACCTTTGAAGCAGATAAATCTACTGCAACCTGTGGTTTAACATCTACGACCATTTATACTCCAAGAGTATTTTTAGTTTGCAACTCACCAGACACCATAAATCCTTGTCCTCCTTTTCTACCAGAGAGCAATGATCTTCTACCCCTTTTCCCTGACAATGCGGCAACACTTTCTTGATATTGCTCATCTTTTAATTTTGCTTTTTCAGCAAGTTCGTTTTGACGAGCTTCTATTCTTTGTTGACGCAATGTTTTTTCATAAGGACTAGGTGGTGGTGGTGGTGGTGGGCTGTATCCGCCTCCGCCTCCGCACATAGTTTACCTCCTTCTTTCATAGATATCTCTAGGTTTTCCACTAAAAACATCAAAATTACGTTTCGCTATTATAGGTTTACTATATTTCGTGCCAATCGTCAACGACCTACCTTCACCTGCACCTAATAATAAATATTGAAGTGCATCGTGAATATGTGAAAATCTGTTTTTATTTGGGCGTTCATCATAGCGTTCACCTGATACTTGAAGTCGTCTATAATGATAACCACCTGCAAATCCTCTAATTAAATTAATACAACTTTTATCTATAAGAATACCAGATTCACCATCTACCATTCTTGTTAATGTAGCATTTACACTTTCTAATCTTATTAAAACATCATTACTTGGTGCGGGTCGGGCAGTTATACCTTTACCTCTTAATATTTGAAAAGGTGTGTTTTCATCTGTTTGCACTCTATGATCACCGGCAGGATCGCCAAATATATAAAATGGTCTAGGGTGATACTTTGCCATAGATTGTTTCATTAAGTCAGAAAACTTTACTATACCCATATCTTCAGCTACAAGTTCTTCTAATACTATCCATCTTGTTCTTATTTTTTGTGCAAATACACAGGCGGGAGTTAATCCAAAATCTATACCCATATAGATTGGTAAGGATTCGGCAATAGCTAATTCACCTTTAGCTACGTGTACATCTTGTCTAAATGCTTCATAAACAGGTTTGCCATCTTCTACCTGCCCAAGTTTATTTAATACATATACATCTATCCACGATTTTGTTTTTCCTCTAATTATATTTCTATAATAATTTTGTGTAAGGTTGTTTTGATTCTCAGATTGATTATAATTTTTATATTCAACCACCTGATTGTTTTTATCTTTAACTTCCTCCATAGCAGGTGGTTGATTAAAAAATTTCCAGTTATCTGGTTTAATCAGCATCTTTGCTTCTTGTTTACTAATATAGTCAGGTATAATAGTTTCACCTGCCATTATTGCCCACCAATGATCGGTATCTGGTGGGTTGGTATCGCAAACGACACCATACCATGTTGGGCCACCATCACGCATAGATGGAAAACGACCAACACGCATAGAACAAGCATCAACGATACTTTTAGGAATCTCTCGTGCCTCATTTATCCATACCCCCGTTAATTCAAGAGATAACAGTTTCTTTACATCTTCTGGTCTATCAAGAGCCAAAAAGATTACCTCACAGTCAATATCTCCCTTTTTTAATTTATGTGTGTAAGGTACACTCCAAGTAAAACCACCCCAATCTTCTTCGGGAAACCAATCTAGCCAAGTCTTAATTGTGGTTGTTTTAAGCTGTGGATTTGTGTTACGAATAACTGCCCAACGGGATTTACGTATTCCTTCTTCATTTGGTTTTTGTGATATGGCTCGTTTTATTATTTCAATACAACAAGCAACAGATTTACCACTTCCTACAGGGCCACGTATTCCTCTGAAGAAAGTATCATTTTTAAGAAATTCCTTTAATACCTGTCCATCAGGTTTATAATTTAGTGATGCCATAATTAACCGCTAGTTCATATAATTTTTCTCTAGCTTGTTCAGATAGAGATTCTATAATTCTATCAGCTTCGTGGTTTGTTACCATCTCTTTTGGATAATGTTTCATATGTTGTGATTTAACAACAGTACGTAGTGTGTCTATTTCTCTTATTGAATATTTTGTAAATATAGTCATTATGTTCTATATTGTTTTGTTTTTTGTGCAATGCTTTTTGGTTGTTTACTAAATTGTTTTCCACTAGCTTTGTCTTTACGTTTCTTAGCTGACGTTTGTGCATATTCTTTCGCTGATAAACTTTTAATAGCTTTGGATGGTAAATAACGTTCTCCTGTTTCTGATGATTTTTTTCCTGACTTTGTACGCCATTTTTGTTTTGACCATTTAGATAAGGAGTTGCTAGATTTTTTTGCACCACTATATCCACCTCCTGCTTTCTTATATGCTTTGACAGCCGCTTGTGCTTTTCTGCCCGACCATTGACCGGCGGCAGTTCCGTGTGATGCTTGTGCTTTAATTCGTGCAACAATTCTTTTCCATAGTGAGGGATTTTTTTTAGTAGCTGATGTCATTTCTTGGCTCTATTTATACTAGCTGTTGTTACTCTAATATTTCTTTTTTTGTTATTTCTAGGATTACCATCTTTATGATCAATATCTTTACCATCTTTTTTATTTACTTTTTTCAAGCGTAAGAATAATCGTCTTAATTTATTACGAGAGGCACGATCTTTTTTTGACGAAGAGGATGATTGGAATTTGTCATATTCTTTTCTATAATCTCTTTTATTCGTCATTACTGTTCATTATATGTTGTTTTGCCATTTCATATGCTTTTTCTTTAGAATGACCTTTAATCATTTTATATTCTGCATAGTCTTTTATTTGTTTCATTCTATGTAATTCAAGATCAGCTTTATATGTGCGAACCATTGCTTCTGCAACTTTTTCACTTCTTTTTTGAACTTTATTCATATTTAATCAAACCTTTTATCTCTACTACTAGTAGCTATTATTTTTCTTATTTGTTGTTGATATGCTTTAAGAGTAGCTTTTTTTTGTTCCAGAGTTTTGTCTTTAAATCTTAATTTATTAGATACCTTACTTGCTAAAGTTCGTAACTGTTCAAGATCAACTTCATCACTAAACTTTTTGCTTTTTTTCATATATTCTTTTATTCGCAAATCCATCATCTTTTTTATCTCTAAAGGATTTTTACCTTTTTTAAACATATTATCAACAAACAATCTTTGTTTTTCAAATTGTTTATTTTTAAGATTCATTGCCATATCTTTTTTTACTGATTCTAATAAACCACCGGGTTTTGGCCCTTGTTTGTTTCCTGCTTTTTTAACATTACCTGCTCGTTTTACATCTCTTGATTTAGGATTCATAAATGATTTATAGTTTCTATCTAATTTAGCGGCATCATATGCTTTTGGATTTGCTTTTCTTGCACCTTTTTCTGCATTGTGTATATTTCTCATTATCATTTTTAATTTAGCAGAAACTTCGTCTAAGTCGTAAAATCCTTCTCGTTTTGATCTACCTCTTACACCTTGTACTCTGGCAGTTTTTTTTGTGACTATTTGTTTAGCTTGTCTTTTGTATGCTTCCATAAAACGACCTCGCATTTTTATCCAATCTAGTCCTTCTTTTTCTGCCATTTGTTTTGCATTTTCCATAAACTGATTTGGCTTACCTCGTACAGTTTGGTCATAAATTCTATCTTGTCGTGTTTGTGCGGCTGATGATGATTTATCTTGTTTTTTTAAATCAGATTTTGTTTCTTGGCTTCGTTCTATTTTATTTAGTTTTCTTCTTTCTGCTTCAGCCGATTCTTCTTTTTTACGTTTGTTTTGAACATTTGTTGTTTTATCTTTTTGTTTAAATTTATTTACTGCTCCTTCTTTTTTAAAATCTTTTTTTTCTTCAGTTTTTTTTTGAGTTTTTTTTTTGGTTGTTGTTTTTCTTGTTGTGCCTTTTTTATCTGTTGTAAAATCGGTTTTAGATTTTTTAGAAGTTGTCTTTTTATCTACATCATCTATTTTCTTTTTAAATTTCTTTGCACTTGCTTTAGCTT